ATTGAACTGGTCCAGCCAACGCACGCACCACTTTTGGGAGCAGACGGGGTTGTGATGGTAAATCCGCACGAACCTGCTGCTGCCGGTGCCGTGCAGTTTCCAATCAGTTTGGTGTGGGAGTTCACCGTGAAGCCATTTACCGTAACAACGTCGCTGCCGTTAACGGTGACGGTCTTGTAATTGCCAACCGTCCCCGCTGGGATAGACGGAGATTCATTGTACGTGCCTGCAAAGACTGTGCAAGTATCTCCCGCTACCATTGCGGTAGCACAGGCTTGGATTGTTGTATAGCCGCCACCACCTGCAGCCTTAACCGTACAGTTTGGCGACCCAATACAAGCAAAAGCCGAAATGGGCAATAGAAAAAGTATTAGGCTTCTAAGCATTAGAAGTGTTCTCTTCATAGAATACACTCCGTAAGAGAGATTTTCCCTGAGGCATCCGCAGTGTACCCTCCCCAATAAAAATCAAATCCTGTCGTGGTTGGCCCTTCCCCAGACACGCCTGGCTGTAAAAGTGAAGGTTGCTGTGCGGTTGTGTCGGAGAGCGCAAATAGCGTGCCCACAAGATTGAGAACCAGCGGATTGGAGTTGACTACCCGGCATACCGTCAGGAGATTGTACTGGGTAGATGTGTGTGTGCCACTCCCAGCGCTGCCAGCTACGATTGGTGTGCCGCCCTGTGCCGACGCTAACTCAAATTGACTCCCACTCAGTCCGGTAGAACTGACAAACAGAGGCGCGGTTGCTAGCACCGTAGCCACAACTACTGTACCGCTACATGTGGCCGTACCGCTGCTCATTGTTGCAGATGTAGGCGCGCTGGTATATCCAGAGCCTAAATTGGTAAATGAGAGATTAAATCCTCCAGGAAGAATGCCGGATGAATTTAGATAGACTACCGCCGTAGCCCCGCTACCTCCACCATTGAACGAACTGAGTACGCAGGTCTGCCCGACTGTTCCGCTTACGGTTGCGCCGCTGGTATAGGTACCGGAGGACAACTGCACGTTGAAATTGGTAGGCAGGGTTCCTGTCGTCGTGAGTTCGACCGCTTGATTCGCCTTAAGCGAATTCGTAGCGGAGATAATAGGAGAGCCATTCGTAAAGGTTACCGTCAGCGCTGCGTGGCCAATGTTCTCCTGAGCGTTGACCCGATAAGTCGCCCCGTTTATATAAGGCAGACACCCAATGGAGTTTCCCCCGTGACCCTCCAAATACAATCCGTTCTGGGCGCACGCTGTTCCGGCGTTGACGTGCATGTTTACATAATCTGTTCCGCCAGTGATTGCTCCTATCGCCCCACAGTCTTGAGTGCCGCCACTATTGCAGTTTGGAGTGGTATACCAGAAGCCGACTGATACAGACGGTCCAGCGCTTGGGATAGTCACGTTGGCGCTCCCGCAGGAAGTGGCTGTGCCAGCCCCATTCACCGTTGACGCACAGTGGAGCGTCAGGGCACCGGGATTTATGTAAGCCACATTTGCAGCTAAGACGGGTTCGGGCAAAGATGGAAACGCAGTAGTGTTTGAGCCAGTCATGGCAGCGGCAAGGCCAGTGGCGGTCCATACCCATCCCGCCGTACCGAAGGTGCTATTGCCAAGAGTAGTGCCGGTTGGTGTCACTCCATTAGATAAGCCGCTCATGTTGACGAACAGCGTTACGGGAAGCGCGGTAGAGGGAGTAGCTGCGCCGTTAATGGAGCCGATGAATCCCGTAGATGGGTTGAGATATTGACCGTTGACTTGATTCATTCCTCCGGCGTTTCCAGCAGGCACAATCCCATTCCATGTGCTAATAGCGTTGCTGGCTGGAGGAGGCGTACTTGAAGACTCCAGCGCAACAGTAGCAACCGCAAACGTTGAACTTTGCGAATAACTGAATTGCGGCGTGATTGCTCCGGCAGTCGTTTGAACTTTGGCCTCTTGTGATGCGGATTGACCACCTAAAGTAATAGCGAATCCCGTACCCGCCGTGTAGGTACCGGAGTTATTTCCACTATCCACCATCATGCAAAGGATTAAGTCGCCGTTTACCGTTGTCGTCACTGCTGGACAACTTCTGGTACCTGAACCCGTTGTCGAAGTAGCAGCGCCCGATACATCTACCGCCCCATTCCATCCCTGCCAATCTTGGACTGAAGATGTTAGTGAGATGGCGGAACCGCCCCAGTTCATCGTTATGGTACACGTCCCAGTGCTTGTAGCTTTTGTAATCCCAGAGATGGCCACCGAAGCGGCCATTGCGACCGAGCCACCAAAGGTATTGATGCTCCCGGTACACGCCCCTGAATCGGTAAGGGTGAGTGTTGACCCGGTGGACAAAGCCTGCCCGATGAAAGTAACCGCATCCCCGGATGTGACGCTGATCGTCTGATTCCTGATTGTGCTGCTACTGAAACCAGACGCTTGACTGACGCAGGTATAGCCGGTGTACGCGGTGGAGGTGCAACCTTGCCCGAAGGCCGTCCCTGCGGCTCCCAGAAGCACCAATAGAGTTAGAAGTAGGCGTCTCATGGACTATTGCACCGTCGCCACATCAGGCGAGATTGTGACTAAGATGGCCGTGGTGGATGTCGCCACTCCGATACGCTGCACAAAATGTCCACTGGAACCAGCGCCAGAAGCAGGATTGGTCTGTGTCAACGCACCGCTAGTAGCGTCCGAAACATAAATAGCTTGGCCAGCCGTGAATCCGCTCAATCCGGTCACTGGGCCACTGAACACGCACACTGTTGCTGAGGACGCCACGCAATAAGCCGGGTTCGTCACTAGTGTTGGGACGATGGTTAGCGTTTGTGTACCGCTGCCGGCCGAACCCGCCGAAACCGCAGACCCTCCGTAGGTCGCGCTAACGGTGAAAGGGCTGCCGGTTGTTATGACGTAGTAGGTTGTGGCAGTAGAGAAGTTCGTCGGCAGACTCCCGGTAGTCTGGAACTGCACCGCAGCGCCAACAATCAGTGTGTTGCCTACCGAGGCGATGTTAGCGCTTCCATTTGTAAACGTCACCGTAAGCGCTGAAGGGATTCCGTAAGCATTTGCCGGAGTGAGTGTGCCGCCAATGTTATAATAAGCGTTTCCAGTTGTCAGGCCACTTCCACTAAGGGCACCTCCACTGCCCGCATTTGCCAACACAAAGGCATCTGTAGCAATCTTAGTCGTGTTGTCGCCTGCGGTTTGCGTGGTGGCTGTTGTTCCATTAGGAATCGCTGTGGTTCCCGTGCAGAGCACGTTGCTAGATACTACGGAAGTCAAAACCAAATTGTTGGTAGAGGGAGTGGCTGCGAACGGGCAGCCAATGGAGTCTGCGTTGTTGGCGTAAAAGTGGATGTTCTTGTTCGTAGTATCAATGCCGAAGTGCGATGTCGCGCTAGCCGTGAATCCGGCTGCTGTGGGAATCTTCCAAGTACCTGCTGAGAAGTCCTGTAGAAACGCGCCGTATGTATTGGCTTGGTCGGTGGAAACTGTCGTTGCTGGCAAATCAGCCTTACCGATGGACACGAAACTGGCCGTTCCTGTTGAGCCTGTATTATTCCCCCAAAACTTATGCGCCAATGTGGTAGCGCAAGGAGTTAATGTAACGGAACCAGTTGAGCCGATATTGCAGAACAATCCTGCATCTCCCGTCACACCAGATACTGTACCAGCACCTCCGCAACTGAATACTCCAGCCACGATAGTGAGGGCTGTCGTGCAACTAGCGGGGAATGCCTCATAGGTAGGCACGCGATAGATGAAATAATCAACACCGTTCGAGTAATGCGGCGCGGCCCAATTCGATGGAATTAGAAGCGAAGTTCCCCCGTTAAGATTAAACCCGCTGGAATTCTCCGTCACCGCCCCCGCACCACGATTCCAGATGATGTACGGCATGTTGAAACCAAATCCAGTTGTGGATGGATTGACTGCCGTATAGGTCTGCGCTCCAGCGTTCGTCGCGGTAATTACCGTTCCACGGTCATTCCAGTAGTTCGCCGCGCCGATAGTATAGGTTGTACCTACTTGTGGATTCACTGGCACGCCTGGAAGTGGGCATGTCGGAGAAACAGCGGCGCTAGTAGGTGTTAGATACCCGCAAACATAATTACCGGGAGAAGTTGGCGCATTGAAGCCAGCAAGTGTCGCTGGAATACCGCCGCCATTATACTGAAGGGCATTGGTCGTGCCTCCAGGACTCGCCGCACCACCACCTCCAATCCCATAAGCATAAGCGTTTCCATTTTTAAGAAATACGTGCATCCCTTGATTGTTAGGAATGATAATGTCGCCAGTTGCCCCATTCCCGTGCAACGTTCCAGCGCTTGGATGCAGTGTGGTAGTTCCCGTTTCGCTATATGCGTCCCATCCCTGCCCATCGCCGAGCGTGGTATCCACCGTGAAGGTGAGCGTGGCCTGCGCGTTCACGATGCCTTCGTTGGCAGCTAACGTATGATTCGCAATGTAATTTATTGCCGTTTGCCTGATGCTAGGAACCCGAACCGTCACAACATTTCCACTCTTGCCGATCACGGTCAGATTCATGTTCTGCCCGATTTGCGTTCCGGGACTCAAGCCACTTAGGAATACCGAACCGAGAAATGGGCTGCCGCTGATTAGCGGTTGATTCGCACTCGGAAGATTCCCGCCTTCGATTATGATGTCAGCATTCGTGGTGGCGTTCAAAGGCCCGAGATTCACCAATAGTGGAGCGGGACCAGTATCGTTTACAGCTTGGCTAATTTTGAATGCACCGCCCGTGTTTCCAACCGTAGCCGGAGTGACCATAACAATCGGCATGATGTTGCCCTGGCACTCTTCTCCCATGTGGAAGTTGCCGAACAATCCAGAGGCAAAGGGAACGAAGGAATATCCTCTAGCGTAGCAACTTACGTAATCGAAATCCCATTCAAGACTGAATTTCGTAGCAAAAATGGGAGTCGCCGTGCGCCCAACGGTTACATTGTCAGGTCCACCTGCCCACGAAGTCTTCCGCATACTGCCGCCGAATCCACCGGCCACACTCGATTGGTAGTCATAGAAGGCGATGCTCATGTAATCGTTAGTGATGTTCGTGAAAAAGTTATCGTCTTCAAAAACCTGGGCCGCGTTCATTTGAGCGTTGAAGACACCGACGCCACCGTTGGTAGTCAGGTTAACGGATACTTTGTTCAAACCACCCGCGCTCTTAACCCAGATGCCGGGGTTTGCACCTTGAATCATAATTGGGATGTGGACGCGGGTTGCGTTTGGAGGTTGGTTCATTCTCGCGGCGGAATTATCCGTTCCATACCAATTTCCGGTCAGTTGGAGCGTATCTCCCAAACACACTTCCCCATCCTGAATAACCGCGTTAACCGAAGCCACGATGTAGCTGCTGGTCACAAAACAATAGTTCCCCGTACCAGAATTTTCTACCACCGCTGGAAACCGAATCGTGCCACCGGCTCCCGTGATGCTTGTTGAGTTTATAGCAGCCAAAGTTGCCAAAATTGCGGGTGCATTGTCGAATCTTGATGCTGCCGATGCTACGCTCGTAGAAGCGTTATTTGCTAGAGTTAATGCAGTACCAACAATGTTTGTGATGGTCGTTACGAGCGTGTCATTCGTTGGCGTTCCAGAAGGTGTCGTTGGCACGAACCACGGACGAGGACCACTATCCATCATCGGAGAACCATAATCGTCAAAGGTATTGTAGGTTGGGTCGGTGTAGCCTAAGTTGGCTAGAAGGCTCATCTGCAAGAAGGCCATTGAGCCTGCCGTGCGCCCGTAAATGGCGTATTGGGTTCCGCCCGCTCCCGGCGCTGGCAGCACAACGTGATTACACAGCCAGTAGGAAACCGTGCCGCCTGTAACTGTCGTTGTTGAGATACTACGCGAAGCATCAACTCCGCTCGTGTAAGTAAAATGTGTCCCGTCAACAACAGATGTGACAATCTTCCATCCACCGAATTCAGCATCATCCGTACTTCCTTTTAGAACGACCATGCAACCAGCAGCCAGATTCGCCGTAGAACCAACTGTTGCCGTGAAAACATTGGTTGTTCCACTCGCGCTGCTTGTCCATGCGGTGCTATTTGCGCCGAGCGTGGCATTCCCGGTAGATGTGGTTCCGTTAGGAGATGCTGCTGTTAAACCTTGTCCCTGATCGCGTAAGGCTGCTGAATAAGCATAAGGCGTGCTGCCTGCACCAGCAGGCACCGTAAAACCCAACCCGGTAGGTCCCGCCGCGCAACTAGGTGTCACGGTCGGAGCGGTTGGCGTGGTCATTGTTTGGGCAGCACCAGCACCGGGGATAGCGAACCCATCTCCAATCTGTAGTCCTGTATTGGCACTTATAACGGCGGCGCTCGTACCCGAAGTGATGGTCGTCGTCGGTGAAGGAATTGCCGAAGGATTAATCGCCCGAGCGCCGAATCTACGAATGTCTACGCCACCTGGATTTGGGCCACGGGCCACTAAATCCGCTACTGGTAAATTACCATTGGCGGCAGTGAATTGATTGCTGGTATCCACTGTCAGGCAAACATCCCCTGTATTTGCAGCATTTCTCCAGCAGTCGCCCGATTCATTGTTTGCCATTCTCACTGTTCCGCTGGTAGCGGATGGACTAGCAGCGCTAATGAATGGAGCTGTAGCGGAACCAGTTGTCACAGTACAAGTGGAACCCAAAGCACACGCCTGTCCATTCACAGTCGTTGACGCGGGGACGGAAGAAGTGACCGTATTCGATGTCGCTGCCAACGGAACTTGTCCCGCTGTCATACCAGAAATATTGTTACCGCCTCCACCGCTGATTAAAACCCATATTGTACCGTTCCATTGGCATAATTCGCGGATTGCACCACCACCGCCATTACAATTAAGCCCCGTTCCATCCGTGACGATGGCCAAAGCATTCGTGACTGGCGAAACAGGCAAACCAGCGAAAGTGGATGTCGTACCGGAACAGGAGCTATTCAAATTGCAAGGCACGCTGATGATGAAAGGTCCGCTAGATACAACGCCCGTTCCTGTAACTGTGTAAACATAGTTGTTCGGCAAAGCCCAAAAGCCCCAGTTGCCCAATGAATCGGACTTCGTGGGATTGGTCATTGGGATGGAAAGTCCAGGGTCAGAAAATAGATTGATGGGCGATTGGCAAGGAATTCCTGTAGAACCATACGCGCAAACGGTAATTTGGGCACCCGCCAATGGGCGGCCTGTTGAGCCAAGCAAGATATTCTGATATTGGCTGCCTTGAGCAAAAAGTACGCTCGGGAACAGGATTGCCAGAAAGAGTAGTAGTTTCTTCATTGGTTAAATTTCTTTCCCATTCTTTCTTGCAAAGTTAGTTTCTTGCTGGTTGCTCCACGGGCAGCATGGTACGTGCCTGCATCGCTGGCTTCTGGCCGCAAAATATCCATCTGTCGTTCGTAAGTCGCCCAATCTTCAGGAGTGCCGATAAGCGGCCTGAGCGGTTGCGGGAAGGTAGTAGATTCCGAGCGTGAACGAGCAGTGTCGCTGTAAGGTTTTGTACCGCGATTAAAGATAGCATTCTGTTCAGCGCCAGAACGAGAATAGAAATCCTCGGTGGATGGGAAAGGCGCTCCCGATTCTATTGGTGTGCGTTTTGGCAAGAAAGCATCGGCTAGCGTAGGCCCTAGAGCACCACCAACTAATCCAGCTTCCCACTTAGCCGCAGGAGATAAGGCCATCCCTCCAATGAATCCGCCAACTCTAGCGACATTCCTCGTTCCCGGAGTTAAAGCATTTGATGGAGTCCGTACACGTTCTGCAATCGCCGGAGTGATTGCGTCTCTAGCGGCTGCCACTTTACTTGGTGCTTCTGCCCCTCCAAGAATTGTGGATGTTGCTCCCAATACTTGTCCCGGACTTTTTTCCTTTATACCCTGCTCAAGATTAGAGGTCATGCCATGAATCGGATTTACCGCATTGAATGGGTCCTTGAGCACACTTCCTGCAAAATTCACAACCCCAGAAAGCATTTGCCCACCTGTTTCTAACGCTCCCGATAGTTGTCCTCCATTATCTTCCGCCGCCGCTATTTTGTTGGCATCTAGTCCCATTCCTTTAGCGACTTGCATCCCGAAAGCTCTACCGGGAAGATATTTTGATTTTACTGATGGTTGTAATGCTCCGGGCAAAGGTGCTCGTGGAACGGATGGACGATTAGCTACCTGTTGCGCCTCAGTTTGCTTGAAAGCATCAGGAAAATCTTTCGAAATGGCTGCCTGAATATCCTCATCCTTCGCGTTTGCAGCGAACTTGCCGTAACTCCCATCTGGCAGCTTTATGTACTGAACATCATCAGCCATTATTGCTTTCCTAGATTCGTGTAGTCTCTAACTTTTGCTCCCGGTGGTGGTGCGTTACTTCCGCCCTGTGATGGAACTGCCCCACTCTTTTTCCCGTAGGTATAAGCCGCATCCTCGATTTGCTGTAAGGCATCATCCAGATTGGAAAGTTTGTCGTGGATGAGCTTGTCGCTATCCACCCATACGTTAGGCAAATGCTTCATAGCTAGATTCAATGCCTGTACCGCTCGGCTCGAACCTTTCAGGACGCGTGCAGCACCTTGTACGCGGGTCAATTCCAACTTGGCTATAGTATCGGCGGCATCCCCAGCCTGAGTGCTGATGCCGATTGCATACTTAGCTCTATCTCCAGCATGTTTGAATGGCGTATTGTCGCCCTTCGTAGCATCAAATTGCTGCATCAATTCCTGAATCTGGTCGTGGACTGGCGCCGTCTCCATCAAAGTCTTTTGGGCTGTTGGGCCGAGAGCCTCTCCATCCTGAGCTAATTTCTGCGTTCTTAGGCCAATGCCTTGCTTCCGCAAAGCGAGGGATTTGGCAGCTAAATCTCCCCTTTGGGCTAGTGTCTGTTTGGCAAGGTTTAGTTTCTGCTGGTTATTGAGAACGGCTGCCTGAGATGCCGCTGTCTTTTGGTTGGTGTTGGCTACACCTGCGCTTTGCTGGGCAGACATTTCTTCCTGTGTAAGTGGCCGCGTCCCGCTTAGATTCCCATTCTCATCCCAGTCACCAGCAAGCCCTTTGGCTCTGAGCGTAGATTCAATCTGATTTTGTTTTTGCTGCTGGGCAGTGTCTAATTTATTCTGTGCCATTGCTTGGCGGCCACCACCGTACCAATCTGCCTGATTGTTACGTAAGCGATTTAGCGTATTTTGATTCTCCATCTGACGGCCCATGTTCAACTGATTGCCAAGTAGTTCCTCTTGTTGCATCAATGGCTGAATCGCCCGTTGCCGCTGATAATCACCCGTGATTACGGAACCTAGTTGCGGATTCCGGCGAGATACAAGAGCACCAAGTAATGCCCGTGGAGTGCTGACTGGATTAGGCTGTAGAGCTGCTCTTAGTTTTGCCCCTGTATCCAGATAATCCTGATACTCGTTCGTTCCTTGCAGGCTTGGCTGGACACGCGGTGATGTTGGCGCGATAGCCCCTGAATAGTCCGTCCTGCCACCAATGTCCGGCGCTGGTCCCATGTCCGAAGCATCATCTATCGGATAGCTGAAGTTTTGCTTCCGTGCGCCGCTAAAGAAGTTTGCAGGTAGTATCGGCATAAATTCTCACAGGAGAAACTTAGCTACATTCCCAACCCCTCCAAGAAATCCTCCACCACCTGCCATGCCAGATAAGCCCGAAAGCAATGGACTCTGCCCCGATTTACGCTGTTGCACGCCTGCTTGGAATGAATTCAGGAAGCTAGGGCGTTGCGGGCCTTGCTGCTGATACTGAACACCAGAGCCATAATCGGGCAGTGAGGAACCTAAATCGAGCATCCCGCCATAATCATCATAGCCCATCAGAATAAGCCTCCTGCCGCCTGCCCAAACGAACTAGCGAAGGAATTGCCTAGCGTGTCAAAGAATCCTGGATGGCCCTTTGCGATTCCGTAGGTCTGAATACCGCTGTTGATGAGTCCTTGCTGTCCCTGATTCAGACTGTTCAGGAAACTAGTATCCACGCCGTAGAGTTGCTGAAGTCCCTGCAAGCCCATCATCTTCCGCCGCAAGGTCTCATCGGCGAAGTTTTTCTGGTTCTGGAGGTTTTGGCTGGCAAGGTCGCTGGCTTTTCCTCTAGCATTCGCTCCTAGAAACGAACTGAATCCCGCTGAGTTACCAGTCCGCGCCATCCTGCGACTTGCCGCATCTTGCGCCCCGCCATAGGCCTGATTGATTCCGCCGAGCGTGCTCTGATTGATGGCTGACTTTTCTTGGTCGGAATACCCGCTATTGAGAAGGCTCTGATAGCCGGGAATGAGCGAACTAGACTCCGTGGCGCGTTGCCCGAGCGTTCCTGTGGTTTGGTTGCCAAGATTCGTGGATTGGCGCTGTAAGGTCCCCTGAATGCCCTTGCCGCTCGTGGCGTTGGGCACCACGGGGTTGTAGCCGCCAAATAGTGGTGATGTGCCCATCAGTCCCTCACGTCGAACTGGAACCCATATTTAGTCCCACCAGTAACAGTACCAATGAGCGTTATAATCAACGCTTGTCCGGTCTGCGTGTAGCTGAACCCGAGTGCGCCATTCCCGCCATTGCGGACAACAATAGCAAAAGGTGTGGCAAAAATACCACTAGGAAAGTTCAAAGTGACACTGGGATTAGCAACAAAAGCCCCTGTACCGACCGAAACTACGAACGAACCACGCTTGAAAGTGCCACTCAATGCCGAAATTGACGCGCCAGTGCCAAAACCGCTGCCTACGGAGAAGTTCTGTGGTTTTATTGCATCACCTGGCCCTAAATGCTGGATGATGTCGTTTACCGCTGAAATCGTGCGCTTGTGGCTTTCATAGTTATGTTGGTTGTCTCTCAGGCCAGCAATGGTCTGTACCGCAATGGGACGAGGTACGCTCATGCGTTAATCCCACGGACAGGCGCGAATATAGCTTCTCTAAGGAACATCGAAAAGCCTTGAATCATAAAATCATCCGTCAAGCCAGTAACCTCGAACTTAATGGCCATACGGTAGTGCTGCTTCTGAATCTGGCGTTCCATGTTCTTCAGGCCTCTAGGGTCAAGTTGCCAGCCTCGAATCGGGTAAAATGAGCCTTGATCGCCAATCCTCAGAACCATCTGAAGCGTGCCGGAACCAACAGCATTCGCTACTACATAGGAGTAATTCAAGCGCGTCGGATTCTTGAAATAGCCGGATTGCCAGTAGGAGTCTATGGGTGTCAATCCATTCCCGTAATCGTTTAGAAGCGCTGGGTCCAGCTTAAAGATCGCTCCGAAGTTGAAGTTATTCCCAACGTAGAGAACTTGTGAGTTGTCGTTTTGCAGGCAAAGATTGATGGCGTTGGCTTGCAAGGTCCACGGACACCATTTCCTGCCTATTCCATTGTTTTGTGCTGGGTCGCCCCAGCCTTCCGTGTAATCCACGACTAGAACAGTGTTGTTCTGCGTTGCGCTCGCTCCGAGAGGCACATTCACGTAAACGCGCTTCTTCGTGGTATCTACTTTCACATCAACTAGATGGCCCAGCTTCCAGTTGATGGAATCCCACGTTGGCTGAATCTCATTGGAAAGCAGGTTGTTTTGCTGCCAAATCTGGCCACCTGTGAACATCCACAATCCACTCTGTGCGGCAATCACCGCCCACTCGTCGCCTAATCCCACACCTCGGGGAGACGGCGTGCCAATCTTGGAACTTACTTCGTCAATCTCCCATGCGTTCGGCTCGTTCTGGCCATCGTCGCGGGTCACAAAAATGCTGCGTTCCTTTACGATGTAGAAGAAATCCCTGAGGATGAAACAATTACGGACTGCTTGCCCATTCTCTTCCGCTGGTTGCTGGAAGCCTGTCAGCCCATCGAAGGATTCCGGGTCCTCCACGTTCGAGAAGCGGATTACGCTCGTCTCGACTGGATTCAGCGTCGGATAGAATTCAATCTCGTCCACATACACGGAATCGCCATTGGAAAGGTTTGTGGCAAAGACGCTGATAATTATGTCGTTTGGGATGCTGGCTGGCAGAACGGAAAATGCAGCTGTGAATTTCCCAAAAGTCCCTATGTTGACTTGCGTCTGAAGATTGACGGTCAACGATTGCGAATAACCCGTGGAAGCAGCGGAAAGCCGGATGATGACCTGCGCCCCGAAAAGGATATTGGTTTTACTGAACCTAGCGGAAACGGTGTAGGCCGTGCTGGGCGAAAGAATCGCATCGCCAAGATAATCCTCGAAGGCAGATTGCGTAATCAGGCCTTGCGTGACGTGAACTCCATCGCCCGTGATGGCGTAGGCATCGCCGGTAACGGATGAAGCTGCCTTACCTCCTCCAAGATAATTGGTTGGGTCGGGCGTCCAGCCAAGCGGACAGATATTCGCATCCTGCGAGAAACCGCCATCGAAAGTCATATTGACGAAGTTCTGAATCTTGTTAGTTTGGCCCCAGGTAACAAGCCTGGAATTGTATTCAGCGAATCCCGTTACTTCGCCTAGCGTCAGTAACTCAAATGCTGCATTGACGTTTATCCCATCCAGCAAGTCGGAATCGCCGAAATTGAAAATGGCGGTAGTTGTCGTGTTGTCGTTGATGATGGTCGAAAAGACAGTTCCAACACCTGAAGGGATATAAAAGAATTGCCCGCTGGAGATAGGCGTTATCGAAACGTACCTAGCTATGATGTTCGCTGGGCCAATGGGTATTTGGCTGGCGAAAAGCATCCTATTCCCGTTTGCCGTGAAGGAAACAGGCCGCGATGGAGGAGTCAAAGTACCTTCGATTGTAAGAAATTGCACGCTGACCTGATGTACGCCACCCACGATATTGCCCAAAAGTGTTAGCGTGCCACCGGAGCCATTCGCCGTTCCCACAACTCCTATATTCAGGATAATTCCAAGAAAAGTGACACTGCTTTGCACGTAGGCGAAAAATCCTACTATGGGCAGAGCCGCTCCATTGTATGCCGTGGGGGTAAAACCTGCGGAAAGGAAAGTCTCTCCTGTTTTCAAGACATTCTGCCAATTATTGAAAAAAGGAGACTTTGTAAAGTAGGCGGCTGCTTGGGATTGCGCTGTACCGCCAGAACCGGCCACCAATCCATTCGTTCCAAGCGAATAGGTGAATTTGCTCGTTCCGGGGATGGGAATTACGGGGAATGTTCCATTGTAGTCGCTAGGCGTCACCCCAGCAATCACAACCATTTCTCCATCTAAGATGGTTGCTCCGGCAATGTTCGTTACAAGCGGAGAAGTAGCTGTCCCTACCGTCACTAGGTTCCCTGATTGGGAAATGGAGGTAATCGCTCTAACTGGATTTTGCGAGGCTTGCGCTGCGACTCCCGTATTCATCGCGAAAATCTGATTGTAATCGGTGACTACTGGCCCGACTCCAGGGCCATCTTGGCTTACCCGGTAGACATTTGTTCCGTTGTATTGCCGGGGAACATCCTGCCCTTGCTTGCCGTCGCCCAATGCCAGCCACTCCCTACCAAATAGCGTGACAGAGTTAGGAGTTAAGTTTTGCAGCAAGGAACCTGTAACAAGGAAAGTGCTTCCGAATGTTACATTTTCATAAAACAAGTTCCCGAGACTATCTATAGCTAGATTCTGGACATTGCCATTCGGTTGCTGATAGGACTTCGTGTAGTTGATATTCCCTGTGCTGATTCCATTCGTGAAGGCTGTGGAAGTGCCGGAACGCTTCTGCACACGCCCCGGCACGAATTCCACATTCTTACAATCCGGCGACATGAAATGAGGAATATCGGTTGCATTCGAGAGGGTGTTCAACCCTCCGAAGTTATCAACCGCTATTGACTCAAGTCCGTCGTAGGACATCAGCGAATCTCAAATGCAAACGTAGCAATGATGGTGTCGCCTGTAGCCGCAGCCGGATAAGCACCAGTCGCAAGCTCTGCCGATGCACCAATGAAGCAGCGAATCTTTCCGTTTGCTTGAGTAGTTCCTGGAACCCAGTTATAGGAATTGGCTGCCTGTGCAGCCGTACCCGCAGAACTGGAGGGGTCTGTATAGAAGAAAGGAATCTGGGATGATTTAATGCCCAATCCAGCAAGCGTAACCGTGTCTCCGCCCTGAGTATAAGAGCCAGAGAGTGTGATTGTGCCAACTACCCATACTTTCTTACCGTCGTACCACTGCTTTGTTACCGTAAGTGCGGCTGCCATTGTGTTTCCTTTTCCGGGGCGAGATACCCCTAGTGATTTGACTCTAACTCCAACCGAAACCTGTCCAGTTATTGCGTCTCCTGTTGTTTGCCCTGCGCCGCGAAGGTTGAAACTGCCTTGCATGCGCCTGCAAATTCAGAAGTTCTTGCATGTCCTGCTCGAACATATTCGTGAAGATTGCGGTAGCCTGTGAATTTCTGCTTGCCGCCGCCATCTCCGCCGTCTTGCTGGCAATGGCGTCTTCACAGCCGCGAATCGTGAATACTCCATCGGCTCCTGATACATCAGGGAAAGCCACCGAATAGCGCATCCTAATGTCCGTGGCGTTCAAAGCCCCGAGAAAGTAGATTCCATCCTCATACCATGCAAAGACGCGGTTAGTTGCTCCCTGAGCGGCATTGGGAATGAAATCCACAGGAGACATCGGCTGGGAATTGAAATAGGTCGTGCCTGCAATCCTGTCCCATAAATCGCGTGGAGCCAGAAAATCCACAGGCAACTGTGGAGATGTGGAATCGGTCAGCGAAAGTGTTCCTTGTGGAACATTGAAATAGGTGGTTTCTGTTATCTGGGAACGGCTGCCGGATTGCATCAGCCTTGCCTGAACCTTGCGATATGCCTTGTTTGCGAAGTTCAGGAGCACCTGGTCCGTGAACACGTCTCCTTGAATGATTATAGAAACCACTCCATTTCCAGATGAAGCATTTGGAAGGGATGGCTGAACGTAAGTGAATGTATTGGCAGTAGGTACAGCAAGAACTGTCTGCGTTCCGTTGAAACTTGAGGTTGACACAGACTGCACCTGCACGATATTTCCGATTTGGAGGCCATGCGCCACCGTTGTTGTGATGGTCGTAATGGTGCCAGCGCGTACTGCCCCTGTAGGCCCGATGGGGATATTGCTCGGCACATCAGCATCAAGGAGCAATGAGCGTACAAGGCTGAAGACCTCCGCTCCTGAAGGATACGCCGATGTTGCGAGAACTGGGGACATTAGATTGTTCTAACTGGCTTCTCAACTTTCTCTGGTTTCGGAACCAATCCGAATGCTTCCGCTTTTTCCTTATCCAGAATTGCGCCACAATGCATACACACCGCAACTCCATACTTAATCTGGCCGGAACAAGCTGGGCAATCAACGGTTTCCTTCGCTGCAAAGGCCCATTCGCGCTCAACCTTCAATTCCGCCACATACCGCTTGAACTCCTGCGGGATATCGTCAATCCGGCCTGAACGCGCATATTCGGTGTCGCCAGCGCGGATACATGCCTCCATGTAAGCTCTGCGAACGGAACGCGCAGCCCTGAGTTCTTCCTGTGTCGGTGTATCAGACTTGGGAATGAAGCATCCCCGTTGCGTCATGCCTTCCGTGGCCATGATGTCTTTCACAACGGTTTCTACGGGCACAGGCACGGGAATCCGTTCGGCGTGCTCAATCCAGTAGTCCTTGAGCACAATCTTCTCGTCCATCTGGTCGTCGTACCATTTGCTGATGTATGGCTTATCCGCTGGGCAGGGCGGCATATCTAGCGCCCACGAATAGCTTCTCCTGATGTTCGGGAAGCCAATCGGGTCAATCGAGCAAATCTGTATTCTGTTTCCCACTGTTTTCTCCTTAACTGAACTTCGTTATTTCACTCATATCCGGCACCACTATATGGGGCTGTCGCATGACTTGCGAAACCGACATGTCGTTAATCCTGTCTACTAGCCTTTGCTGGCGAGCCGCCTCTTCCTTCTCGCGGCGCTGCTGTGCCGCTTCACGTTTGATTCGTTCCGGCAATTCCCGGTTTAATTTGGCCGTCGCTACAAGCGCATCACAAATCGTTTCGGTCAGCGGAACAAATGCCTTTGTGGTAGGAGTTTCGATTACCCGCACTAATTCGTATTCACCTTCTCGCGGGAATGGCCCTAAAAGCTCTATGCGCTTACCATTGAGATAGATAGTGAAATTCTGTTCCCATATTTCAGGACTGTCATAGTTTTCTGGTGGGCAAAGCATCTCAAAGACGTAGCGTTCCTTCGCCTCTGGATATTTGAGACGTTCTTCGCCGCCTATCCAAGTCATGCGGTCGCATCCGCGCATAACCCGGAAGAGGGGCTTGCCATTGGGTGCAAGCCCCCCTATTTCCCTAATGCGCTTTTGCAAGCGGAATGGAATGGGTCTAATCATCAATAGATACTAGTACTTCCAGTAAGTGGTAGGGCTAATGCCTTGATATAGCTACCACTTAGTGGATTTCTGTTGTATACCTGTAGCCCGGCTTTAAGGTAGAACATTGCCGTACTTACAAGCTGTGTACCACCCGAATACTGCGGCCAGATAATCTGGTCGCCAAACTTCACAAACCCCGTATCCGTGGCCACGATGCGGCCCCAGAAATCAAGATTCAGGAAGTCAATGCGGGTCCGGTCCTGGTGGATAGATTGGCGCACAGGGACGTTGCTCATCTTCAAGCCGCCCTGGTTGTTGAACATCAAATCCACTTCCTGGTTGCCGGATGGGTCCTTCCAGATTGCGGATTGGGTGATGGCCAGCGCTTCATACGCATCGGCTTGGGATGGGTGCATGTAAGCTACGAGTTTCGATGCTCCCGATTCAAAATACTTGTCTCCCAAATTGATGCGGATACGGTTGAGCGCTGCGCGGACAAATGCCGTGGTAAGCGCCGAAGAGTTGGCGTTTACCGATGGCGTAACGATGTTCGAGATGTTTGCCCGGTTCAAGCCCATCCATGTTCCGCTCGTGGCATCCGACTGATGGTACTGGATACCGAAGAGAGACGATTGAATGGTGAGTGTGCCAGTCAAGCCGCCGATAACGAGCAAGTCTGTGGCAATTGTTCCGCCCGGTGCCGCGTCAACCGTGATGGTATGCCCTACACGGTCAATGGCGGTTACGTTTGCGGAGCCTCGATTGGTGGTCAGAGCTGCGTTATATACCTGCACGTTCTGGCCAATCAAAACGAGTTCTTCCTTGAACCCATCCGTGGTCATTGTGAAGGTATTGGTGGATACGCTGGTAATGGTGCCAATGACGCCGTTGCCAGCCGTATTGAGCAGCATATCCTGCTGGGCGCGGAAGGCTTCGATGGACAAGCGCATAATCTCGCCAGTCACCGTCTTAACGCCGCGTTCCGCTCCCGTGGTGGCATACTGGGCCAAAAGCGTCCAGCTATAGCCGCCAGTGAAATAGATAGGCGTAAGAGTAGCCACGTTCCAGATAGGACCTGCTGTGGTGCCGAGGGCCACGCCATCCATGCTCACTTGCTGGAAAGTCCCTGAAATCTGGGTCAGCAAGGGTACACGGGTAGCGCGGTTGGAGGCGGGGTCGGCTTCCTGCTTTTCCAAAAACTGGAGCAGGGGCGTATCCACTTCCAGAAGTTCCGGGATGCCCTTTTCATAAACGATAAGCTCACGCTCAAGTGGTTGGGCGTTGGCTTCAACTGTTGCCATTTCGTTTTTCCTTTTCTAACAGGGCATCCGCTAAAAACTATCGAGCACCTAGAATCTTGTTCTCAAGGTCCTTGAAAACATCTTTCAGGTGACGAGGCCCGGTTGTGGCCGGAGTCGTGGATACAGCGGAGGTGCCTTGCGGCCCCGTCCCTGCATCCTTAGTAGTTTTTGCAATGGCCTGTTTCTTCTCGATTTCCGATTTGCCGTTCTGAATGATTCCGCTGTTCCACTCGGTAATGATGTCCTTCGCTGCCTTCGGTATGACGAGTTTGGCTCGCCGCAGAGAAAAGTCCACGATTGCCTTGTGATCAGCGATACCCATGCGGCCCTTCTCAGCATTTGAACGGTAAGTCTGAATCTGAGAAGTGAATTGCGGCTGGGCACCCAATGTTTCGATTGTCTTGGAATAGACTTCCCCCACCATGCGTTTCAACTGCTGTGGAGTAGCCTGCGGCACCGCTGTCTTCAGGGTTTTCTCGATTTCGCCCACCGTCGATTCGATGATGGCATTGTCGGTCTGTCCCCAGAAGGAATCAAATGCCGCTGTTTTGTCTGCCGTTTGTCTCTCTGCCGCTTCCCGGCGCAAGCGTTCTAATTCAGGATTGGCTTCCTGGCGTGGTGCTGGTGCCCCCAATGGCATCTGCAACGCCTGACTGACCATCTGAACGGCTTTGGCAAGTTCTGCATCTTGCTGGTTTTGGGCAATCATAAATGCATTGCTCAAAACCGGCGCAATGTAAGCTCTTGCCTGTTCCTGCCATAAACGCAGGTCGGTTTCGGCCAATATCTCAGGAAGTTTAGAAGCCAACTGCTGAAACGCCAGCGGGTCCGATTCTTTCAGGCTACTGATGAAGGTAGACTGGTCCTCTCGGAAACTACGCGAAAATTCCCGCTTGGTGTCGGCATCGTTTACCAGAGTTTCGGCATCTTCCACGGTCGGAAAGCGGGTCATCACTTCGCGCACGACCGAGAATTCGCCTAGTTCTGAAAACGCTTTCTCCCTGCCCAGAATGTTCCTCAGTTCGGGATGTTCCTTGAACAGAGGCTTGTAACGGGCAAAATCGCCGCTTGTTTCAGGTTGCTCCTCCAGATTAGGTTCTACTTCTTCTCCCGGTTCTTCCGCTGGTACCTCAGTAGGCGTTCCCTCGGGTGTATCCACCTTTGGCGGAGCCTCAGCCGGAATTACAGGCACCTTCGGTTCTTCGGTGACGACTGGCGTAGTCGCCGGGGCCGCAGCAGCCGCACTCGCTGCCGTCGAGAGTTTCTCGATTACTTCAGTGACGCTCATTTACTCTCCCTTTCCACCACTTGCGCCCGATGAAGGGGGCGAGCCTGGTTGTGGTGGTTCTTGGTGGGGTGGAGGCTCCATAGCTTCCGCTCCCGCCAAATCCGCTCCGGCACCCTGACCGGCTAATCCTTGTGCAGCAATGGCCTGCTGGAATTGCTGGGCCTTCTGTAGCTGCGAGCAAGCCTTCAAATAGGCTCGAACATTCTCGAATCCGGCTGGATTGGATGTTTGTGCCGTTGAACCTTCATCGCTAAGCATCCACGACTTTGCCGTATCAGCCGCCACGCCCAGATTGTATGATTCCGGGTCAGGCTGCACGCTGGGAATCAGTTGTGGCTGTGGTGGAGGCGGTGGCGGCATCCCCGGCTGCTGTGGTGGTTGTGGTGGAGGTTGAACTTCAGTTGGCTGTCCTTGCAAAAGTTGCTGAATGTCCCTATAAGTTTTCTTTCGCTGGTCCTCACCGGGAACTTCAATGTCCGTAACGCCCATCCTGCGGAAAATACTTTCAAGATTTACAGGTGTACCCGCCACTTGCATGAACAGTTCGTTGCCACTGTTGAAAAGAGTGGTCAAAAGCTGCCTGACATCCGATTCAAGCGTTGGATATTGGCTATCAAGCTCAGGATAGGCGATAACCTGCCCTTGCAAATCCTTGATGGAGATGAAATCGCTGTCGTAATCTCCTGCATCGTTCGTCTTCGGTATTTCTAGGTCATCTGTCCTGTTTTGAGCCACACAATGCACAATCTTGCCGTCCAGATTGGCTAGGAATAGTTGCAAGCGTCTCCAAGCCCGTCCTATGCGTCCCAAAGCCTGATTCCTTACGATGGTGATGCCAGTCGCTGTATCGTTTGAGCCTGTATTGCCGCCGAACAGGGCAGGAAAAGCCCCAGTGATGAATTGCGGAATCTGCGAGAAAAGCAGATTGATATAGCTCATCATCGCCTGCGAAGGTTCAACGGCGGGTGTGAACATGATTTTGTCGCGGATGCTGACTGAGCCTAACGATTTGGTGGGAGTGATGTTGCCCGCAGAAGCACCTTGTGAGTTCCGGGCCTCAAAATCGAGTGCATCCATATCTGCAAAACCTTCAGGTACGCCATACATGCAAATCTCAAAGAGCAGGTTAATGCAGTCATTCAGTTGCTCCTGAATCGGCAGGATGGCGCTGATTAAAGTCTCTCGTAGCTGTCCTTCTCCCGGCATCGTGTGCATGGTTTCCCACTTCTCGTCCATACACTCCGGCAAAGATTCGCAATACACATCGTTGAAGAAAACAACTTTGACGCCCTTCGGGAACATCGCCTTTAGCTGGCAACGTTTGCAGGGGGTCTGCTCAGTCTGACTATGCCCCGCTATTGAATTGAATGCCGCTGGCCGAATCCAAGCGCGGCGAAATGTCCCTACATCTTTCAGGACCGCGCCTGTATGACGCCCCGTCCCGAGGTATAGAACCCGCCGCGCAATCCGTTCATACGCCGATGCCGAGCCGCCGTCCGCATCGCCGCCTGCGGAACCATTGATGGCATCTTCTTTGTCGGGATAGGCCTGAATCACTTTGGCTTTGTGCAGGTCAGTAACCCAATCGAGGTATAAGAACTCATCCTGATTGTCGGCCCAACTTGTACGCTTCAGTTGCAAGCCCGGAACCACTGTAACTACTTCGCGGCCCCGAGGGATGTTTATCGTATCCGTTTTAACTGCTGCCGTAGCCGTTTCCGGTGGAATATCCTGCATTGGCTGGCCGCAATCAGCGCACGTTGGCTGAGTCTCCGTTGTGCCTTCCGCTTGCTGGCCGCATCCTGGGCATACCACCTGTGGCGGCCCAAGTGGAATCTCTTGCGCCTCGTAAACGTCTTTCTGGTCCTCGCCAAATCGCTCTCCATCGGTTACATACCGCACGTATCCGCCAAGAAAGCCGTCAGTGCACATGTAATAGGTGGCTTCATCTATGCGGTTTTGCCAGTCGTTATCCCGGTGAACTTTATCCACTACTTTGTCGCCGTTCTTGGCTGTGGATACATCGTTCTCGTTCGAGGGTTTGACCGGGAAGAAACGGGCCGCTGTGTTGTTCTGGCTGATGACGCTGCAAAGACTTAAAGCGTAGGGCTGCACAATATTGGTGACATGCTGGAAGTCAGGGTGGTCGAAGTCAGGACTTCCAACGGGAATTTGGCCTGGAGACATCCATTGGAATGTGTCGTTGTTGTACCACCAGTATTGCTCGCCACGGAAGAATAGCCGCCTCTTCAAAATCTCCTTCACTTCATAGCGGCGCGGTATCTCATCTTGCAACTCCATATCCATTAGGAGTTCCCACAGCGGATACCAAAGCTCACGCGGCAGATTCGTTGGGTCAATCTGCGGCGGCATCGTTGTGGGATTCGTGGCCATTAGTTGGAAACTACCGTCAATACATAAGGCCCTGCTCCAGCCGTTGCGTTCAAGCGATACCATGCATTCGCAATCGCTGGTGTCAATGTTTTCGCGGGCGCGGCGGCAGTCAGAAACGCCACGCTAAGTTTGGTCCAAGTAACTCCCTTATCGAGACTGACTTCCACATCACCGCTCAAACTTGTGATGGTTCCAGTGGCCAGAAATAATACGCTGAAATCTCCGCCAGTAGCGTCGGGCTGAAAGGTAAAGGCGTTCCCCGGAGTTCCAGTTGCTCCCGCCGCATCCACGATGAATGGAACATTGTTGGGAATGACATAAGGTGTATTGATTTGCGCCATCAGATTTTGAAACCTTTGCCTTTCTTGCCGCTGTGGTTCCAATGCTTTGCGTTTTCAGCGAAGGTAGCTCTCTTACGTACTGCGGGGTCGCTGGAGTTCTTGGCGGAAGCCAGTTTCTTTGCCGGAATCTTACTGCCTTGCTTTACGCCCAAATTTTTATGGAGCAACCCCTTGTGCGATGGCTTTATGTTGATTGCCATTTCCTCTCCTACTGAATCCTGCAAAAACTGCCTGCCTGAATTTGTAGCTGTACTGCCGCAGTGCTTTTTGCCAGTAAATTCACCGTTCCTGCGTTGGCCCCATTGATTAATGAAAAAGAGACTAAGGCATCAAAATTCGTTGCTGCCGTTCCGACAACTTGACCAAGAGATGTGCCATAGGCTGTCGCTACCGCGCTGTTGAATGCCGTGGCCGAACTTGGGTCATCCAGCCCATAGATAACCGTCGTTGGAGATGCCGGTCCAGTGAATTCTATATTCAGACCGCCTGTGGCCGCCGACTGGTAGTAAAGATGGCATTCTGCGGTATAGGTGGTATTGGCGAGAACTGGAAACTGGATGGTATTGCCTCCAGCTACGTTCGTGAATCCAGTTGTAGAATTTGTGTACTGACTAGTTAGAATTGTTGTTCCGGGGTAGTTCTGAGTTGACGGCCCATTCGCGCCAAAGTCCCAAAGGTTAACAGTGCGAGCCGCTGCCGTAGTTGCAGGCTGAAATTTGAAGTTATTCGTCGCCGCTGTGCCTAGCCAGAGATTAGGAAACGGCAAAGCTGTAGAACCAATGTCACCCACACCAGCAGCATTGGGAGTGAGCGCATTCAGGCCGACAAGCGGATTATTGTTGAAATTCAAATTACCAGTAAGGATGGACGGCCCACGAATGACATTTGTTGTCGTATCGGGGAAATTGCCAAGAACCCATGAATTTCCTGTATTGCTGTTCAACAGTCCGCCAGTTACGTTTCCCCCTAAATCATTGCCGACAACCTGCAACTGGTCCGCATTCACCGCCGTAACTTTGACTCCATAAACTTGATTTCCGCCCACCTCTACCGCATTCGATATGCGTGTCCCTGTAATCTGGATATGCGGTGCCGCTGCCGTGATATAGACTCCATGCGCGTCGGCGTTGTTCGATTGATTGTTGCCTAAGATTTTTGTGCCAGGTTCCACTGCAACTTCCGCAACATTGGCATTGTCTATCAGGATTCCGTTTAGGGCATTGTGCTTTACGTAGCCTTGAAATGAGATGGCCGTACCACCTGAAATATGAACACCGTTTGCCCCTGCCGTGATTATGGTAAGCGCGTTGTTTAACCCTGCCGCTGCTGCCCAACAATTTTTGAATTGAGCAAATATGGCATTGGCTCCCAACGTTGAATCGAATAAGATGCCATCACCACCACTTGTTGTATCAGCCAGAAAGGAATTACTGAAGAAGAGAAAGGATGGTAAAGTTCCGTAACTTCCTCCTTGATTGGTATTGCGGATAGTCAAACCATGCAAACCCCATGCAGAATCCCACTGGTCTACCTGAACGCCCTTTGCCCCCGTGTCGAGTATAAGATTCTGCACCGTCGTATTGTTAGCGGAAGAATAGGCGGAGTTTGCCGTCAGATAGGAACCGAACGTGTGATCGATGTTCACTGCTGACCCGATGTAATTCTCAAAACGATTATTATTGATAAAAACCGTGCTGCTATACAGGGAAACTCCATCGCCGGTAAGCTGGATGTCGGTGCCGAATCCCGTTGTGGAGCCAGACCCGCCAAAGTAATTATTCTCGATGATGGTGTGGACGCTGGCCGCGATCTTCACGGCAACCGAAGTTCCGCCAACCGCAGTCGTGAACCCGCACCCGCTAAGTCTGAAGCCACCTATTCCCGCTGCATTGATTGCCGCTCCCGAAGATGAGCCAGTCCAGTTTATCGTCGTTCCTCGCGAGCCGTCACATTCAAACCACTGCGATGTAAGCGGCGTGATTGTGGTAGAAACCGTATAATTGCCGGATGGAATCTTAATGTGCGTTCCAGCGCCACACCCGGCACTAGCAGCGGCAATCGTCGTGTATTGGACTCCATCCACAGTACATGTTTTATTAAAAGTTCCAGCAGTGTCGGTGCCCGTGAACGTTACATTGCCGGTTTCCGTATGCGTCCCGCTGAAAGTTCCTGTGATTGTTCCTGGCCCAACAAGATTCGTGGCATTCGTAGCCGCTCCCGCTGGCCGCAACTGAGAAACTCCCGCCGCGTTGAGCGTTGCGCCAATATCCTGTGAAGAACCTGAAATAGTGATTGTGGCCGTGAATTGCTGCGGCCCAAATCCCACGGGAGCTACAGGACCAGGAATAACCACCGTGAAAAGCCATTGCGTGGCGGCACAAGCCGGGCTGCAAGTGATAAGCGCATTTCCCCAAAGACTCATTAGGAAAGAACCATTCGAAGCCGTCGAGACAGGGCCAAAGCAATAGTTGGTTCCCGGATTATTGTTAACCTGCTGGCCAGCCACCATCGGATAGAGTGTTGCCGGAGTAAGGCAGGCTGAAACTGTCGCTGGATAATAAGGAATTCCGCTAGGGTCCGTGATGGTACCAGTTACGATAGTCTGATTTTGCGCGAAAGCCAGCGGAGCGAATAGAAGCAATAGCGCTGGCAGGAATCTCCTCATATTTTAAAACCTTTGGGCTTGTACTCGGAATCTACGGCGTTGGCCTTTTTCTTTTCGCTCATATAAATCGCAACGGCTTGCTTGTGGCTCTTAACTACTGGCCCTTTCTTGCTGCCGGAGTGCAGGTTCCCAGCGCCGAACTTCTTGAAAACCTTATCGTAGGGCATTGCTTATCCATCCACGCTTGCCGAGCCACCTGGGTCCATCAATACCGTCTGTTCGACTATCGGGCTGGCCGGTACCAAAGTAACGAGGATGTCCAGCTCCGATGGGAAAGGATTGGTGATCTGGACGGTTGGTGTAGCTCCAACAAACGTAGGACCCACGGTAGGATTCAAGTCATATTCCTTCAGGCTGATTGTCATCGAGCCGTCCAAGTTGATTTTGACGTTATCCAGGTGCATCACGGGGCCTTTTATCCTTTCAGGTTGTTAACGAGCTTCTTCATCTGTTTCTTGCTCGGCAATTCCTTTTTGTCCCAGGTGCTCTTTTTCTTGTTCTTGTCTGCTTTCAAGAGTTCCCGCATCAAGGCAACCGTAGCGTTAGCGTTTGTGCTCACGAGGCATCTCCTTCGTGCTTCTTAGCCGTGAATCTCTCAAGTTGAGACTTGTACTGGGAAGGGAGGATGCGAGGCCTCATAGAGGGTAAGGGCTTTGAAGCCTCGCGGGAGGGTAGCATCGGAAGGCCATTAGCCGATAAAAGGGCGTTATGAAGGTCGTAAACTTCTTTTATGAGGCGGATTCGTTCTTCTTCGAGAAAACGCTCGTGCTTTGACGTGGTTAACCAGCGCCAAATTGTGGCAATCATGCTGGCATAGTGTGGTTAACACGCAACAAAAGTCAAGCCTAAACTGAAACTCGGCGTCCTTTGAAGCGTTTAATGGGTGCTGGGAGTAGTGCGGGAGATTGCTTCTTTTGCAGTTCGAGCATGTACCGGATGCGGTGCGTCATGTCTGGCAAGCTTCCCCCTTGAACCATGAGTTGACGTTCTTCAGGCGTAAAAACTTGCCGGTTGATGCGTTCAGCCAGAGGAACCACGCTCGTCTTAATGTGAGATTTTAGGCTGTACCGGGCTGCGTCAATCGAGTCGTCAGACTCGAACTTTAGTACGTCTTCGAGATAATCAGGGTCGCGGACAGCCAGCGGCAACGTCTCAATCAGGTTCTCGCATTGCTCGGAAATCACCCATTGGTCGGTGTCGAGAAGGTCGTACATAAGGGACCACCCCGAAACCCGGTCGTTGTCAGCTCGCTGGCACATGGGGAAGCCTGAAAGCCGGAAAACGTCGGAAATCTGGTCGGCGATGGTGATGTAGTTTTCGCGCTTGGCGTAGGCATCTGGCGAGAGATAAACTGCCGCGAGGTCGTCATTCTGATTGTGCTGGACGATGAACTCTCCAAGCTGTTTGGGAGATAGATTGTTGCAAATAAGCTCCCTAAAGGTGAAGACACGCTTATCCTCCAGCCGGGCGTTCCAGTAAATAGCCGAGTTGTGCCCAAAGCCCCAGTCTATGCCAATCCAGCGCTGAATCCACTTATCGAACTGAGCGAAATTCCGTGGAACCACATGCCTTGACCGCTCGAAGTTAGTGAAGTACTGGCCAGCAAAGATGTCCCAATCACCATTGAGGAAGGCTCTCCGCATGTTGGCGGGGAGCGCCTGAAGGCTGGTTTTGTAAGCGACATCGTTGGCGTAGATGGGGTTGTCGGCTAAGGTAGCTCGGATGAAGTCGTAGTCGTTTGGCTCGTAGGGCTGGACGGCGATGTCCCATCCAGGAGGGACGGTATGGTCAATGAAGAGAGCTTTGACCCAAGCATGGCCAATGTTTCCGGGGTTAGTTGCCCCCGCCATACCAGGAGGACGGTTAGTCTTGACCGGACAACGATTTCTACTCGTAAGGAACTGCCATTGTTTAAGAGTGAAGTGAGTAAGCTCATCCACACCAATAAAGAAGAACTCACCCCCTTGATACTGGTACACGTCATTCTCATTCCGGCAGTATCCGAAATAGACATTTGAGCCATTAGGGAGGCGTAGGATTCGAGTGGATTCATTGTATTTCGCTCCTTGCGCGGCATAGAATGGCAAAACAAACTTCCGCATTGGCTCGATAATCGAAGATTCCAGCTCCCCATAGGTACGGCGCAAGAGCAGGCAGTTTACGCCGGGATTCTCAGCGGCTAGCTGGATAGCTTCTTCCATCAGAGCGCGTGACTTGCCGGGGCCAGCCGCCCCGCCAAACAGGCGATACTTGGCAGGGGAGATGTGGAACTCGATTTGACGTGGAAATGGCCTATAGGGAGGCTGTTCTAGCTGGAACTTTTTAGCCATGCAAGGCTAATTCTTTCTGGAATACCTCAATCTCACGAGCAATCAATGATTCCCAATCGACACCATCCAAACTGTCTACTTTGAAGCCATGACTGAAGAATTTCTCTTGCTTCTTGGCCTTTAGATAGAAATAGAATCCATCGGCTGGCACGTTGTCCGCCTCGAAAACCGGCCAAATTGCTTGGTCCTCCAATAGTATCAGCTCCATACCTTCGGGGAAAGAATGCGTTAGAAGGATGGCAGTAATTTCCACAAACTTTTTGTTCAGTTCCTTTGTCACTTGAAGATGCCCTTCACGAGTTCCTTCAGGAAGCCAAGAACGGCCACGGCAACGCCAAGCAGGAAGATGAACGCAGCAACGCTAAGAGCCAGCATTATCATAATTTAGCTCCACTTTGGCTAACTCGGATTCATCGTAAAGAGCAGGGAACGCCCCGCAAAGAAAGGCTGGAAGGGCCGCCCATATATCTTCCATCATCTTCTTTGCGTGAAATTCCAAATACCCATCTATGTTCAAAATTCGCCATCTAATCATTGCGGTTGCTCCCAGTAGGACTTCGCGCTAGTCCCTTCCACTCGTTCTTCTTCGATTGGTAATACGTCATCCCGTACAGGCTGATTTCTGATTCTGGCATGTAAGTCTCCGAGGGAGGGACGAGTGCGCCGTTTCGGAGGGTGTACGTTACGTACCCCTGGCACGTTTTCCGCATAATATGCTTCTCCATACTCAGCTAAAATCCTCTTCCGCTCCGCTTCCATCGCCGCCAGTTCTACCTTTGTGCGTCTCCCCGGCCTCTTCCTCTGCCCATCCTTCCAGTAAGGGACTGGCGGAAACAACGCATCCGGCGATTCCAAATCTATGTGCAATCTCTTTGCCAACGCCCGCCGCACCACCCCTTGCACCGTTCCCCAGCCTCGTACCTGCCTTTGCCGCTTACGCCCCTCGTATGGGTCTGACCCTTTTATCGCCAACTCAGCTTCCGCCATTTCCCGCAACGCTTTGAGCCATGCCACCGGCAAACGCAAAATAAACTGCTTCGTCTTGTCGTAGCCCCTATGCTGGCACAGCCTTTGCGTCATCAGTACCGCTCATCCTTCAGCCGAAACGTCCCATAATCTATCTTCGGCCCAGGCATCGAATCCAGCTTGAACCGCTTCTCCTGGCAACTCTGACAGTTGCAAAACTGCCAGCGGCTCTCCGCTATATGAATCTCCAGCGGCCTGTACTCCAGGCACTTCACTCTAGGATTCTGGTATACATTCATTTCAATCCCGCCTCTCTCGCAAAAGCGCATACTCCACACTGACAACTCCTAGAATGTTCCTGATACGCTGGCCTACCCCAAAAATTAGCAGGTTCTGGTGCTACCTTCCCAATCTTATCGGTAATCGGCGTTGCATCTACAACCGTTGGTTCTTCAAATAGCATCCGCCTAGCCGTCTCCGATACCGCTTCCCCTGCCTCATCCGCCTTCTTCTTCATTAATTCGTACTGCTCGTCCGTAAGACGAATTTGTAATACATGGGGCTTCATACCACCACTTCTACCTCGTTTTGTATTACAAAGCAAGCGGGAAAAATAAAAAATCAGCAAGTGACATGAGTGGTTTAACAGCCCTCCGCGCCAGATGGAACCAGCTTCAATTCTCCCTTACCCCCGGCACCCTACGCCCCTCATTTATATAGCGTTTAAACGCGCTGGCAGGCAATATGAGCGTACATCGGCGCTGTCTGGTAGGGAAATAGCCTAGGGCTTGGCTGCGTCCTATAAGGTCCATTATGACTACCTGCTTACTCATGGAATCAACGACTTACAAGTTAACGCTTGGATTTTGCTGCTGAACCGCTATTTAGTTGTGGTGTTGACGGGCAGAACTTCGGCTGTTTCTGGCAGGGCTTTTGCCTCTATAGGCATATTGTTAACTAGCACTTTTGCTCTGGGAATCGCCACGTTTACTTGCACATTTTGCGTGAAATTCCGGCTTCCTGATTCTTCGACAAACACAGTTTTATCAAGCACATACATCGCTGCCTTGAGGTTCTTCTTGCCTACATGATGTGCTACTGTTTCCACTGACTCGAAGGCGAGAGAATTCACGCCAAACTTCGCGCCGTCGGAAACAAACTTCTCGAACTCACATTCCTTGAGGATTGCAGCAACGGTGTTGTTTGTGATTGAGAGTTCGCGTGCGATTCGAGCTTTTGATTGGCCTTTAGAATAGCGGAGTACACATTCCATCTTTAAGCTGATTGGCTTGATGGACCTAGAGATTTTACGCTGGATAAAGCTTTCTTGGATGATTTGCTCGGGGATAGCGCTGGGATCGAGTTCTAGGCTATTGCTGGCCATGTTTTGCTCGCTCGTAAACATCGATGGCTTCGCTTAAAGACTGCCCTTTTATGCGTCTAATTGGGATTATCGTTGCTCCGACAAGTGCTGATGGGCCTTGTACTTGCGCCAAGTTAACTATATCGACTTGCTCTGCGTCTGCGAAAATAATGTATTGCTTGGCAGGGTCCAGCTCCACCAACATCAGCGATTCGACATCACAAAGCGTTGTTTTAGCTCTGGCCATGCTGCCTCGCGTACCAATTTGCTTCTGCTCGCGCTATGTTCGGGTTTTGCTGCCAGTAGGCTTGGCCAGGATAATCCTGGAATGGCAACGTATAGCTGTGCTGGCCGCTATGTCCTTTGGTATCATTGCAAAACAAGGATTGCTCGTCAGGAACGCTGTCGGCCATCATTTTGACGTTGCAAAGCTCGCCCATGCTCAACTCCACCTGTGAGCGTGATAATAGGCAATTGCCTTGCTAAGTGATTCAATTGCTTGCTCGAAGGAGCTGTGACGCTCGTAAGTCGTGCCTGGCAATACTTGCAGCGGATTCCAGCTTGGCCGTATTAACAACCAATCGCCTGTTTGCTGGTTTTTGCAGATTCTGGCCATGCTCCGCATCGTAACACTCTTGCTGGCCAGTTACAAGGGTTATTTGCTGCTGGTGGCCACACAATCGCTCCTCGCTCGACGATTTCCACAGGGTCTAGTACGAAGTATTTTGCTATGCAACGTATTATTCGCTTGACAACGTATTTGCCGTTTGCTATTGTGCTCTGTGTAAGGAGAAACCAAATGGAAAACCCAAAGGTAATTCTAGCTCACGCCACTGCCTACTGTGATGAACAATGGGGTATTGCTGAGAACGACCCCGAAAATCGGTTGACGCCAGAGCAACGTAAACAGGAAAGCCAAATCTGGCAGACTGCTGCTAGCATACTTGATTCTCTTGCGCAGGCCAGTGAGTTGCCACAGCCATGAAACACGATACAAAAGGTGCTGACAGATTCAGGGTTTGCTACCTGGATAATCACGAGGAGCGGAAAGAAATGTTCGTGTACGCTACAACGCTCAAGCAGGCCTTCATTAATGCCAAAGAATTGCTCAACTCCAAATTCGGCCAGAATTACCTCATAACAGATTGCCGCTTAGCTCCTGATTTACCGATGCCCAGCCAAGAACAGGAAAATAATTATGTTGCATGGTGTCGGTTTTCTGCCCAATCTATCCAAACCTGCGATTCTGATGCTCCTGGGGCATTTAAGGTCTACCGCTGGCCATTAGCCCCTAAGGAGCCAAAGTAATGGGCGCTCTTAAGTCTCCGGTTTGCTCGCAAGGCCATAAACTCAGCCCAACTACCACATTCAAAAGGGCTAATGGCCAGCGGGAATGTAAGATTTGCTCGATGGCTCGCTCGAAAGCTTGGCGAGAGTCCCGCAAAGAACCAGCCAAAGCCTAGCCCTTATAAGGAGGGATTTGCCCATGCTCGATAAGCTGCAACTCATTGATTGGTCAGAACGTTATCCAGAAGAATCTGCGCTAGAAATAGCTATCCGCCAATCAACCGTTTGTCCTTGCGGTAAGCCAAAACAGATTGGTGAGCCAACTTGCGGCCATGTTATTGGCCTTCGCTCGCATGATGAGACGCCACAATGCTGTTGCAATGCCTCATGGTTGGATTTGAATATTGATGATTGCCCAATTCATGGGCTAAATGGAAAGAGAGAAAAGTTAGTGACCAAAAAGCAGAGATTGAATGTAGCTCAAAAGACTCTAGCGTTTGCTGCTGAACATTGGCCTATCGGGGAACTGGGGCAATTTACAAATTTCCGTTGCTCTTGTGGAGCTGTTTTGCAGGGCGTTACGCAATATACCAGAATCATTTCGTGGAAAGAACATATCCGCAATCTAAATATACAGCAGGCCAGCGAATCCACCACAGGCCAAAAAGGTGAAAAATGACTAATAGATTCAATGAGTTAATGAAAATTTTGCTGGTGCTAGCAGCTTTGGTTATTTGCTTTCTAATCGAAAGAAGTCTGCCATGACGAACATCCACGATAGGCCGCTCGCCGTTGACGGTCTTACTTCATACAGATACAAGGGGCGTTATGGCTGGATTATGATTGGCGCAAAAAATGAGGCTGATGCGCTCCGCGAAGCTGCACGAAATACGACCGAGCCTATCCACATCTTGAATCTACAGGTTTGGAATGGTCGAAACTACCAGCAGGCCAGCGAATCCACCACAGGCCAAAAGGCTGTGAAATGAGTGATTGGATTGCATATATTGAACCTCTCGGCTATGTAGAATCTATTTGCAGCTTTGACTGGCGAAGCTCTCACCGATCAAGATTTAGAACGAATTGTGGACTAGCCACGCGCAAAGAACCAGCCAAAGCCTAGCTCTTATAAGGAGGATTTGCCCATGAAAATGACGATTGGCAATATCAAGCGGGAACTCAGGACGGTAGCGCCGATGATTGCCCCGCAATCCGCTGGCCTTTGGGGAGATATGGTGTGCACGACCCTTCAAAACATTGAACTCGGCTGGAATGGCGGGCACCGCATGAGCGAGGGCGTTTTCAATCAAATGCATGAATATGGCATGGACAAAGTTGCACACGCCGCAGACCGCAGAGAAGCATTGCGTCAACGACAGGCCAGCAAATGACGCGCTATCCACGAACAGATTTGCCGGCAGTAAAAGGCGACCCGTATATCTCTGTGAAAATATCGGTGAGTGATGACAGTTTTGAGTCTACATTCTCGATTCCAGTGACCGCCACGCCAGAGCAAATCAATTCCTTCACGAAGTCTTGGCTAGGTACGTTAGCAGAAGTCATTAAGTTCCCTAGCCAGCTGGCTAGGGAATCCCCCACAGGCCAAAAAGGTGCGAAATGAGCCATGAAGATAGATTAGGTCATATCGTGACGCAGGCGGATATTGAAGCGGCGCTGGAAATTAAAGATGGCCTTAGGTATTTGCTGAATCGTATCGCGGCACTGGACGACAAATGGAAGCAGAGAGCGAAGAAGTTCCGGCGAGTTGGTTCACCTCATGCGGCGGCAGTAGTTGATGATTGCGTGCGAGATTTGCGGCGAGCGTTTCTAGAAGCGTTCCCAGCCAAGGAGGACTTTACCTGATGAGCAGGCATGTTGCTGGCTGGCTGTTCGATAGAAAGGAAAATTAGTTATGACTGAATACGAACAATATTGTCTCGGCTGTGCTGGGCATCTTAGCGCTTCTCGGGATGGACTGGAAACTTGTACAAGGCAGGATTCCCGTGATTAGCCACCCTCGCGAACTGTGCGTACTAGCGCTCATACTTGGAAGTCTCACAATGTCAGGCATCGGCTGGTACAAGTTGCATCACTATGACGCGCTACACTTCCAATCCCTTAAGAAGGAAATTGTTTACGGAAAGACGTTCCGAAACGAAAAGGTGGAACTTGATGGGAAGTCATTTCAAAAATGTACGTTTACAAACGTGACATTTGTGTTTCACGGCCTAGCTCCATTTGACTGTGAAAATTGCCTAATTAATGGCTCCCGCTGGGTAGAAAGCGATAGTGATTCGGTTGCTGGCGCGTGGCTGCTGATGAAGTATATGGATTTTGTAAAACCAGATGCCCCCTTATACAAAAATGATTCTGGCGGAAATCCCGCACCTGTTCCTGATACGCCGCATGATTAGGCAGCATCTTGCACTTTGGCTGTTAGGTGTTTGTATTCAAGGTTTGGAGACAGAATTAGCTTGATGAGCGTATCGCGGAAAAGGAACTGATTCTTGCGGTTATTGAAGCGGAAACACATTTCGTCAAGGTAGGCAGGGAGATGCTTCGCAGAAACTTTATGCCATGTCCCCACAATGCCGCGCTTGAGCAGGGAACTAAAAAAGAACCAAGATTTCGTCTGCGTCAGCAAGGATGCTTTCATAAAGGCACATTTGGTAGGCATTGAAATGCTGAGCGAAGGCTCGGATGTTAGGGCAAAAATAGTTAAAGGCTACAAGGAGAATCCCAATGACTGACCCAACCGAACGCCTCGAACACTTCGCTACCAACGACACGGCCCACGGGGGTGATTGCGAAACACCCCGTGATGCTCTTTGGCAAGGCGATGAACTGGATGAAATGGCTGAAGATGTGGAGCAATACTTAGATAGTTTGCCATACGATGAGCCAACGCCCGACCAAGCTATGCGTGATGTGCTGGCCCACCTCTCCGCTGTTAAACGCTTTGGACTGGCCCTGCAGCAGCTAGGCCGTCCGTGTGATGCGAAAGGCGATTCCAATGAGAGATAGTTACGATTTGCTACATTCGTGGGGCTGGAGACATATGCTACGCGATTGGGAGTGGTCCTACATGTGGGATGATACTTTCGCTTGCAGGATTCGCCGCTACATTACGCAGAGGCAGCCATGAGTGAACTAGCTATGTTCCTTGCTGGCCTCTCGCTAGGCTTTGGGCTTTGCTACTGGCGCTTGAGCTATTGGCGCGACAGGGCGATATGGGCTGAAACGCTTGAAGATATGCGTGTCTGGGCTGACCAGCAACGCCAAACCGACTGGCTTGAGCATCTCTATAAGGGTGATAAATGAAGCATTTTTATTGGCTTTCATGGATTCAGCCTACCGAGGATTACCGCCCACTCACAGACCCTCCAAATGTTGCCGTATTGGGTTGGTGGTGCTCTGGATATGACAGCGAGGATCACGCAACGCTTTGTGCTGGTGTATGGGCGAAATCTGAACCTGCCGCCAAAAAACATATCCAAGAGGATTGGCCCGAAGCGAAAGAATGGCGTTTCTGTGAGCAACAAGAGAGCAATTTCATTCCAAGCGACAGATTCCCATTGGAAGGATGGGCAAAAGAAAGATGGGAATACCATCGGAGTTAGCTATTGCCGTCCCAGCACGGCTACCAAATGGGCCTGAAAGTTGGTCCCCTATGTCCATCAAAGTCACCAAACATACTATCCTTCTGTGCAACTTCTGCGGTACCGGCCAAGAACTCGAAATCGATGGCAAAGACTGGCTGGAACTCCGCTCCATGACCAAACGCAAGGGAAAGCACTCCATAGACCATGCTTGTCCGCTTTGCTCAAAACGAATAGCCGAATTAAAGCCAAAATCTACTTGATATTTTAGTTAATCCTGTTACGCTCTGCCTTACGAGCCGCCGAGCGGTTTCTGAACTCGGGCGGAATTGGGGAAGTGGGTGCCCATACACTCACTTCTCCTGCTCTTATGGGAGGGCGCATTGTCCTGGCACGCTTCAGGCTATATAAAGAAACTCACACAACATAAAGATGGAACAAGACTCAGTGCTCGCGAAAAACTGATTCTTTTTGTGCTGGCCGATAGCCATAATGAGGACCGAGGAAATTGCGCGTGGATTGGAATTGAGAAAGCTGCTCGGGATTCGCTTACATCCCGGAGCCGTTTCATTGAACTACTCGGACGGCTAGAATCGAAGGGTACTATTCGCATCCAACGCCGAGAAGGACAATCCAACCTTTACTTCTTCCCAGACCTACCCGTCCGAGAATCGGACCCCCCACCAATACGGAAATCGGACCCCACCCGTCCGATAGCTACAGGACCCCACCCGTCCGATAGCTGTCGGACCCAAGCCTTTAGTGAGCCTTTAGGAACCATTATTCAGCCGCTGAATGAGCGGCCTCATGTAAATCTAGTTATTCAGGCCATAGAAGAAAGCCGAAGAACGCACGAACCAGCAGATGAGATTATTAAACGATTACGAGCACAAGGTTGAGGGAAGTTGGGGCTATGTCTGGAGGATGGCGTGACTCAAAAGATAGACGAATATGAAGTCGTAGACCCGAAGCAGCTAGTATCTTGCTGCGAGTTCACCGTTGATTCACAGTCCTTTGACCCTTCATTTGCTGGGCCAATCAGCATACGCTTAGAGCCAAAACGCATGGGTGTTCGCTGGCTCGGGCAAAAAGAGTGGGTTTACATCGAATGGCACGAACTCATGGTGTTTGCTGACAATCCAAGCCAAATATTCCGCCAGATTATCTCTGATATGAAAGAAGAGGCCCGCGAAAAGGGATTCAATGAAGGTTTGCAGGAATCAGCTAAGCCAGCGCAAGAGCAAGAAAAACCTAAAGTCACGAGGTTTATCTATGAGCCAAAACGCGCATGAATGTAAAGTGATTTACGACCCAACAGTAGCCGCTAGGCCGTGGACGCCATACTGCCTGACCTGCCAAAAGCTAATCGGCGCTTGCCAATCCCAAGCCGATGCCGAATCGGTAATGAACAATCATTTACGTTGGATGGAGTTGCGAGATAACTATGAGAACGCCAGAACAAAAGAAACGCCACGCTGAAATGGAACAGAACGCTCGCGATTTTGGGAGAGTAAAGCAGCGCCCATCCGCACATTTTAGGCACTGGCTGCGTTTCTGGAGCCATGTGGACAAGACTCCTACGTGCTGGAACTGGATAGGTTGTGCAGATAAAATTAGGGGATATGGCCAATTTAGTATTTGCTGCGTTACTCAAGATGCCCACAGGTTCTCCTATTCAATGTGCAAGGGACCAATTCCTCTTGGCTTAACCATCGACCATCTCTGCCGTAATCGAATTTGCGTCAATCCAAGTCACCTAGAGGCAGTCACGATGCGGGAAAATATATTGCGCGGTACAAGTCCTTGCGCCAACCATGCGAAAGCTACTCATTGTGCGAAAGGACATCCATTTAGCGGAGACAAT